ATAAAAACAGTTACTGCTATAGATGATGTTGAGTATATTTGTATAAAAGGTATAGAAAAATTAAAACTTTTATCAGAAAATGTAGGATTAAATAAAGAAGAAGCTACTACTTTAGATCTTCTTCACAAAAATTTAAGACTTGCTAGAAACCAAATGGAAAAGAAAAGTGCTCCCTCTAAGCCTATAGATATAAAAGACTTACTTAAAATTGTAGAAAAATAATGGACAAAACGTTATCAAAAAATCAAGCTATAGATAAACTTTGGAGATTAGGAAATCTTGAGTGGAAACTTAAAGGTATACAAAAAGAAATGCGTAAAGCCGTTTATGCTTCTGATAAACAAGAAACTGTTTTTTTAATTAGTCGTCAAACAGGAAAAACTTTTACTATGATGTCTATTGCAGTTGAGTATTGTATAAAAAAACCAGATACAGTAGTAAAAGTTATTTTTCCAAAAAAAAAAGACGCAAAATCTGTTTCAAAGTTTCAAATGAAAACTATTCTTGAAGATTGTCCCATAGACCTAGCTCCAGAGTGGAAAGAAGCAGATAAAATTTATATGTTTCCAAATGGAAGTGAAATTCAAATGACAGGAACAGACGGAGGCTCTGCTGAGTCTATTAGAGGCTCTAGTTGTCACCTTGCAGTTCTAGACGAGGCAGGATTTCATGACTACAACGAGTTTAGTTATATAGTTAGATCCATTATTATGCCCACACTTCTAACTACAAAAGGTAAAATGATTTTAGCTTCTACTCCATCTAAAGAATCAGATCACGCTTTTATGACTGAGTATGTTATACCAGGAAGAATAGACGGATCTATAATTGAGTACACAGTAGATGATAACCCATTAATATCTAAAGAAGATATTATTAATTACGCTAAGACTTACCCCGGAGGGATAAATGATCCTGACTTCAGAAGAGAATATTATAATGAATTTAATACCAGTAGTAAAGATTATGTTATTCCTGAATTTACTAGAGAAGTAGAAAAAGACATAGTCTATCCTTTTACTTTACCTTCATATTTTCATTATTATTTATCTGGAGATCCGGCAGTAACTGACCTAACCGTAATATTATTCGCATATACTGATTTCTTAACTAATAAACTAGTTGTCTGTGATGAATTAGTTTTAGGTGGAGAAAATAGCAGCATAACTACACAAGAAATAGCTGATGGGATAAAAAGAAAACAAAAACTTTTATTTACAAATAGTTTAACTGGAGAATGTCCACCTCCTAAATTAATGATAATGGACAACAACAACAAATTTTTAATTAATGATTTATACCAGGAACACGGTTTACAATTTTTAGCTACAGCTAAAGATAATAAGGAGGCTCAGGTAAATAAACTTAGAATGATGATAGCTCAAGGTAGGATACAAATATCTCCTAATTGTAAAAATTTAATATATCATCTTAAATCTACAAGATGGGGAAAAAAGGGCAAAGAGTTTCAAAGATCAAAAGGAAACCCTAGACAAAACTTAAAACCTCATCACGGAGATGCAGTAGATGCGCTAATTTACTTAGTAAGAAATGTAGATATGACTCTAAATCCGTATCCAAGTGGTTATTTTGAACAAAATTCTGAGTCCATGTTCTACCCTAATAAAAGATACGAAAACTCTAAAGAAAGAGAATTTATGCTTTCATTAATGAAAATTAATAAGAAATAACAACTAGATATAGGATATATTATGGCAACATACTCAAGTGGATATAATAACAGTTCAAAATACTTTGCACAAGATGAGGCAGATATAGCTGTTTCATATCTTGTTAATAAAAGTGACGCATGGTTTAATAGTGTTTATTCAAATCATTATTTAGAAAAAATAAGAAGAAGTTGGTTATCTTACCATGGATCATATTATGAAGATGGGCATAATATCACCTTTGGAGGAGAGTCGGGCGAAATAGCTAATATTGCAGTTAATCACTATAGAAATATAGCGTCTCATATTGTTACCATGATAACTGCAACACGACCAGCATTTCAAGCTAGATCTGTAAATACTGACTATAAATCTCAAGTTCAAACTGAATTGGCCAACGGACTGTTAAACTTTTATTTAAGAGAAAAACGACTAGAAAAACATTTAAAAACTGCAGTAGAATATTCAGTTGTTATGGGCTCTGGTTATGTAAAGATGGAATGGAACGCTACAGCAGGAGAAATATATGACACTATAGAACCAGACCCTGATGAAATAGTTGATTTTAATGAAGAAGGTGAACCTTTAGATGAAAACGGAGAAGTAATTAAAGCTTTTCCTGTTTATCAAGGGGACGTAGAATTTACAAATCTTTCGCCTTTTGACGTAGTATTTGATAGCACAAAAGAAAATTCATTAGAGCACGATTGGGTTTTGTGTAGAACTTTTAAAAATAAATACGATTTAATTGCTAAATTTCCAGAATTAGAAGATAAAATTTTAGGAGTAATGACTAAAAGCGAACAACAAAAATATAAAATGTCTATATCACCTTTAGATGATACCGTAGATGTTCCTGTTTATGAATTTTTTCATAAAAAAACTGAGAGCATGCCTAATGGTAGATATATTCTTTATTTAAACCCAGAAACTGTATTAATGGATACAGTAATGCCTTACCGAAGTTTGCCTGTTTATAGAATTTCTCCTGCAGACATACTAGGAACTCCATATGGGTATACTCCAATGTTTGACTTGCTTCCTATACAAGATGCAGTAAACAGTCTATATAGTACAGTGCTTACTAATCAAAGCGCATTTGGAGTACAAAATGTGCTTTCTCCAAGAGGTAACGATGTTAGAGTTAATGAAGTAACTGGAGCCTTAAACTTTATTGAGTATAATCCTATTGTAGCAGGAGGAGCAGACGGTAAACCTCAAGCTATGAACTTAACTAATACACCTGCTGAAATATTTAATTTTATGGGGATATTAGAAAGACAAATGGAAACAATTTCTGGAGTAAACTCTGTAGCAAGAGGAAACCCAGAAAGCTCTTTAAAGTCAGGAACCGCTTTAGCTCTTGTTCAATCTCAAGCTTTACAGTTTATATCGGGGTTACAACAATCTTATATAATGTTAATTGAAGACATAGGAACAGGACTTATTCAACTATTACAAGATTTTGCAAGCGTACCTAGAGTAGCTGAAATATCAGGAAGAACTAACAGAAGTAAAATGAAAGAATTTACTTCTAAAAGTATAGATAGCATAAATCGAGTTGTTGTAGACGTAGGAAATGCACTGGCTAACTCAACTGCTGGTAGGGTACAAATGGCCGATAACCTTATGCAGATGGGTTTGATACAAAGTCCTGAACAGTATTTTAGTGTCTTAAATAGCGGAAAACTAGAAACAATGACTGAAGGTCAAAATAACGAATTACTGTTAATAAAATCTGAAAATGAAAAGCTTACGGAAGGCGACATAGATGTTATAGCACTTGCAACAGATAAGCATTCTTTGCATGTTAGAGAACATATGAACGTATTAGCAGATCCAGAGCTTAGACTTGATCCAGAGCTAACAGCAAGAGTATTAGCTCATATTCAAGAACATATAAATTTGTTGCAAACTACTGATGCTAACGTGTTATCTTTAAATCAGGAGCAACCCCTAGGTCCAGCAGGAGGTAGTCCCGTGTCTCCAAGTAACGCTGCACCTCCGCAACCAGCAGCTCCAGCAGCGCAAGCTCCTGTTATGGAAAACCCGCAAGCTCAGTCAGTGCAAACTCAGCCAGGTAATCTACCACAACCGGCACAGCCACCAGTAGATCCTGCAACTGGGCTGCCTTTACAGGCACAAAAAAGACCACTTGGTACATAGACTCTATCCATAAGGACGAGTCACTAAACTATATCCGAAAGGACTAGAAAGGAGTAAGAAAATGTCTGAAGAAAATGAAATTGTAAATGATTCTGCAACAGCTGAGGATGGAGGATTTTCAGGTAATGTCGGAGAAGATGTTATTGTAGAAGAAGAAAACAAGTCTGAAGAAGTAGTTCAAGCAGAAACTGAAGAAGAACCCAAAGAAGAAGTAGTTCAAGCAGAAACCGAAGAAGAACTCAAAGAAGAAGTAGAAGATGCCATAAGTAAAGGAGCAACAGAAAAAGAAGTTGCTAATATGGTAAAAGAGTTTAAGCTAAAAGTTAATGGTAAAGAAATTACTAAAAAAATTGACTTTAGTGATGAAGATGCTGTAAAAAGAGAACTTCAACTTGCAATTGCTGGACAACAGTCTATGCAAAAACAAAAAGAGTTAGAAAAACTCTATCAACAAGAAATTGAAAGACTCCAACAAAATCCATTTGAAGTTTTAAAAGAGCTGGGTATTAATACCGACGAGCTTAATGAACAATACATGAAAAAACGAGTAGCTGATCTTGAAAAATCTCCAGAACAGAAAGAAAGAGAAAAGCTTCAAACAGAACTACAAAAAGCTAGAGAAGAAGCTAAAAGGCTAAAAGAAGAAAGAGAAAACGAAGCCTACGAAAAACTAAAAGATGAGCAAGCTACTGTTTTAGAAAATGAAGTTGAAGAGGCACTTGATGCTCATCCTACATTACCAAAGTCACAAAAAACAGTTACTAGAATTGCAGACGCGATGCTTTGGGCTATGGAAAATGGGTTTTCTGACGTTTCAGTTACTGACGTAATTCCTACGGTAGAACGAGAAATTCAAATGGAAATGTCAAAATTTGTGTCAGAAATGCCTGAAGAGCTACTTGAGCAGTATTTTGGTAAAAAGAATCTAGAGAGACTTAGAAAACGTAGGCTAGAAAACTTTAAAAAAACCAATAATATTAGCAACATAAAAGCTACAAGTCAGTCTATTCAAAAGAAAGACGAAGAACAAAAACCAACTAAAAAGCTAAAAGCTAAAGATTATTTTAGGAATTTATAGTTGATTTAACAACTATTATTGGGGATTGTTATTTTATGAGGAGATTTTTTCATACCCTTATATAGGATTGAGAAATACCAAATCTGTTTGAATAATAATCACAAAATTTGTTATTTTGTAATATTAATCATACAGGAGTAAAAAAATGTCTAATCTAACAGACCAAACTGCTAAATTTGCAGATCACATTCAAAGAACTCTTGATCTTGTATTTGAAGTAAAAGTTGATGCCAGTGAAAGCCTAATCTCAGGTGATCTTCCAGGAATCGGTTCTTTTACAGATCAAGCAGCAGGAGAATTAAGTCTTGACCTATCAGGTCTAGGCGACGTTGAAAAAGTATTAGAAGTAAGTGTAGAACCTTCTACAGGCACTGCCACTGTTTCTAGTTCAATTTCTTCTGGAACTTTGACTTTAGATTTGGATTCTAACCAAGATCTAACTTCAACTGACGTTGACTTTGTCATTCGTGTTGTTGCTAAACGTGATCTTTAATAATTGTTAAATAAGGAGAAATGAAAATGTCTACTACTAATACTCAACAAACCCTAAACAGCATCTTTAAGGAAGCTTATGCGGATCGTGTTAAAGATCTCATTCCTGAAGGTGTAAAACTTGTTAACATGATCAGCTTTCAATCAGCTGATAAACAACCAGGTAACTTCTTTAATCAACCAGTAACTCTAGGCCTTGAGCACGGATTTACTTATGGTGGTACAGCAGCAAATGGTTTTGCTCTTCGTAACGGAGTTGCTTCTGCTCACGAAAATGCTCAGGTACGAGGCGCTGAAATGGTTCTTCGTTCTTACCTAGCAGTTGGAGCTGTTTCACGATCTAAGGGTAAAAATGCCTTTATTCAAGCTTCTAAGCTTATCGTAGAAAACATGCTAAAGTCTTTTGCTCGTCGTCTTGAAGTACAAATTCTTTACGGACAAGCTGACGGTGGAATTGGCATCGTTGAAACTGTAACTGCCGCTACTTCAACTCTAAAAATTGAAGATCACGAGTGGGCTGCTGGAATCTGGTCAGGATCTGAAAAAATGCCAGTAGAAATCTTTTCTTCTGCCGGTGTTCTTCGTGGTGAAGCCAGCATAACTTCCGTATCACTTGCTGACAAAACGATCACTCTAGACGGTGTCCCTGCTGGTACAGTTGCTACTGACGTAATTTACTACGCTGGTGCAAAAGATAAAGAATTTGCTGGTGTACACAAAATCATCACAAATACTGCCACTCTTTTCAACATTGACTCTTCTTCTTTTTCTCTATGGAAAGGAAACATTGTTGATGTAGGTACTAACTTTGCTGGCGGTGAAGCGGTTATTACTTTCGCTAAAGTAGAAGAAGCCATCGCTGCTGCAATGGAAAAAGGTCTTGCTGATGAGGACGTTATCGTACTCGTTAATCCACGATCTTGGAACAACCTACTTACTGAGCAAACTGCTAAGCGACAGTATGATTCTTCATACGATGCTTCTAACTTGGAGAACGGAACTCGCGCTCTTACTTTCTACGGACAGAATGGTAAGCTAGAGATTCACTCTTCAATCTACTGTAAAGAAGGTTTCGCTTACGTTCTACCAATGAGCTGCTACATGAGAATTGGTTCTAGCGACATCACTCTCGAGCAACCAGGGTTTGAAGGGAAGTTTATAAAGCTTCTTGAGAACGCTAATGCTTATGAGATGCGTGCGTACACTGACCAAGCCTTGTTCTGCTCGCAACCGGGCACTTCAACCCTTCTTCGATTTATCAAGTCTTAACTTACAGAGTAACTCGGGAGCGGCTATCTGCCGCTCCCTTACTCTTTTTTAGTTCATTTCTTCATAAATATCTTTCCAAACTTTTCCCTTCAATAAGTTCTGAATAGTAGATCTACTAACTTTTTTGATGTATGTATGTGATATAATAGATAAGTGATAACATTTCAATAACTTAAAGGTTTATTTTTGTATAATAACAACTATATATAGAGTGTTTCGGGAGAACCTATGCCTAGACAAGTCCAAATTGGCAATACTATATATACGATACCAGAAGAAAATGATAACCCCGGATGGGGAGAAGATCTTACTGAGTATCTAACTGCTATTGCTGATGCTCTTGAGTCCGTTCAAGGTGCCAATGATATCCTACTCACTTCAGCCACCTTAGCTAACAACCAAACAGTTGCTGCTAACATTCCAGAGCTAGTGTTCAATACTTCTCAAGTCCAAGGTATAGAAGTTGATTTTCTAATAGAGAGAACCTTTGACGCTGGAGCCAGCATAGTTACAGAGTCGGGCAAAGTTATAGGTAGCTATAACGGAGTAGACTTTAAAATAACCACTGAGTCTGAAGGAGACGCTGGTATAGCTCTTTCAATAACTCCAGGGGGACAGTTTCAATATACGTCAACAGATCTAACTAACCATGTCACAAGTGTAATAAGATTTCGGGGTCGGACAATCGATCAGCCGTAACTAGTTGAAACTATTAAAATTTATAGAGGTAATAAAACATGACTACTAAAAAACGAGAGTTTACTAAAGGAATCAGACTTCGTCCCGACACAGATGCATTAGAGAATATCGAGGGAGAGCTTAAAGTCGATTCAGCTGATAACCAGATAAAAACTACTCTAGGGAGTGCTTCCAGAGAAGTTGTAACTAACGACCAGACTCAAACGCTTGAAAATAAAACAATTGACGCTACTGCTGCTACAGGCAACAATACTCTTGCGGCAGATGCCGTAGACGTAGAATATGATAACTCAGTTAGCGCTTTAGCTGCTACAGACGTTCAAGCTGCCGTAGACGAGCTTAAAGTAGGACTAGACAATCAAAACGAAGCTTCTGAAATTGAATATGATAACTCTACTTCAGGCTTATCTGCTACAGACGTTCAAGCTGCCGTAGACGAAGTAGAGGGAAGAGTAGACACAATTGAAGGAAGCTATGTAGAATCTTTCAATACTAGGACTGGAGCAGTAACAGCTCAAGCTTCTGATTATGATGCTGATCAAGTAGACTATGATAACGCTACTTCAGGATTGACTGCTACAGACGTTCAGGCTGCCATAGACGAGGTTGAGGGACGAGTTGATACCATAGAGGGAGCTACGTATGTAAACAGCTTTGAGGGGCGTACAGGCGCTGTTACGGCTCAATCTGGAGACTACCAAGCAGACGAGGTAACTTACGATAATACTACTTCAGGACTAGCTGCTACAGACATTCAAGCTGCTATAGACGAGGTAGACGGGGATCTAGATACTCACGTTTCCGCTTCTAGTGGAGTGCATGGAGTGACTGGAGACGTTGTCGGAACAACGGACACTCAAGATTTATCTAATAAAACTTTTACTGATGCAATTACTCTAGAAGAACTAGCCACTACTCCTGCTAATCCAGCTACTGGAGATAAAAAGCTCTATGCTAAAGATGATGGGCTAGTATATACCTTAGACTCTGCTGGTAATGAAATTCCTGTAGGCTCAGGCTCAGGAGGAGGACTCGATACTTTTGTTTCTGAAGACTTTGAGTTGACTGCAGCAGCTGACTTTAGTACAGGAAACAATGCTTCAGTTTTAGGTGGAGGAAGCTTAGCAGGGACTCTAACTGATGAAACAGTAAATGTTATTGCTGGAGACAGGAGCATTAACTACTCACAAGCGGTAGGATCTTTAAATGACTATGTAGCTTCGCCAATAATTGAGCTAGATGAAAAACAACAAAACCAAACTGTAGGATTTAACTTTTACTACACTTATGATGGAAGTGATGATGAGCTAAGATTTTTTGTTTATGACGAAACTAACGATGAAGAGCTTAGCGTTGATGGATCAGACGCTTTAGTAAAAGCAGCCAGTTCTCCTACTAGATTTACCGGATCAGTATATATACCTGCAGGAGTTACTCAGATACGATATGGGTTTCAAGTAGAGGTAGAAAACTCAGGACAAGAAATTGTATTTGATGACGTTCAGTTTAGCACTAATCCTTTTATTTATAAAAACATATCTAATATTGAAGACTTCGGAAAGGTAAGTATTACTCTAAACGGATTTGGGACGGTAGCTTCTCAAGACATTTGGGTTACTAGGATAGGTAGTTACTTGCAAATGGGTGGTAGATTTGATCCTGGAACTACAGCTGCTACACAGGCACAAATAGTTTTACCTTTTGGTTTACAAGCAGACACAGCTAGAATTGGAATCGACCAAACTATAGGCACTTACTTTAGGCACGTTTCCACCACAGCAAATGGCGGCTCTCTTATTTTAGATTCAAGTGCTCCTACTATTATTTTATTTGGAAATCCCAATACGTTTAACAATGTTAACTTAAACCCAATTTCAAACGTAAATGGCAACGTAGCATCTGGAGGAGGAAATCCCGTAAGCTTTCAAACCTCACTAATTCCTATCGAAGGTTGGCAAGACGAAACTGAGCACGTGATAACTCCCGCCTCCGAAAGCGAAACCACAGAGCAGTTTTTATCTGCCGCTACTGCACTTGGTGCTACTGGAGACCTAGGGGATCTAACTTTTAATAACCTTAGAGTTGGGGATACTTATATTTTAACAGGAGTATTATCATACTCTTTTTCTGCCGCATCAAATGCTAATGCTAACATAGATTTTAGATCTGCCTCTGGAGGAGGTGGAACGCTCTATGGAACTTCTAGACAAGCTAACAATGGTCAAGGGGCGTTTGTTTCTCCTTCGATTATATTTACTGCACAGAGTGAAGATTTATACACTAGAATTGTTGCTAACACTAGTGCTGCTTTAAATGGAAATGGTACTAGAGATCAAACTTTTCTGCAATTAACAAACATAACTCGTCAGTTCTTAGCCGCCTTACCGGAACCGCCTTCATTAATGTACACAAGCAATAGCGGACAAACGGCAGTTATTAATGGAGTTTTAGAATTTGAAGACAAAGTTCACGATGATAGAAATTCTTATAATTCATTAACAGGAGTATTTACTGCTCCAGAAGACGGAAAATATCAAGTAAACTGTCATGTAAGAACTGCCAGTACAGGAACGTCTTCAGCAGCAAACTTTTTTGCAGTAAGAGCCAATCAAACAGGATCAGTAACGCAGTCATTCCGTGGATCAATGGATCACTCAGCAAGTACAACAACAAGAAATTATTCAAGTCAACTTGCAGTTTGTATAAAAATGAAAAAAGGAGATGAGCTAACGATAGACTTATCAATGAATGTCAATACTACAACACTTTCAACGGATTCAGTTGATAACCATCTATCAATTTTTAAAATAGGAGTTTAATGAAAAAATATAAAGTTGAAATTATTAACATAAATAATGAAAGCTTTTGGGCAGGGCAGTTTGATGATAAAGCAGAAGCTAAAAAATGGGCAAATTCTCAAATAGGAAAGCCCAACAGATCTTTTGAAGAAATAGTAATAAACATACTAGATCAAACTAAAGAGATAGAGGATAAAAAAAGAAAAGAACAATTTGATCATATAAATGCAGAAAGAAAACTAATGCTTTATGAAACAGATTGGACACAGTTAGCAGACTCTGAATTAGAACAAAAGACTAAAGTTGAGTACAGAGAGTATAGAAAGTACTTAAGAAGAATACCAGAGCTATATAAAAAAGGACAAGTTGCAGAACTTAAAGTTATGTCTTTTGAAGAATGGAAAAAAAATAAACCAGTGTATAAGGATTAATATGTGGTTAAAAGATCCAAAAACTAAAAAACCTAGCGTTACTTTAACTATAATGATAACCGGGTTTGTGACAGCATTACTAAAACTGCTAGTTTCAGGAATAAGCTATAACGGACTTAGCTTTGATTCATTTTCAGGAGCAGATTTTGCTGCAGTGTTTGGTGCAATAGGCGCAATTTATACAGCTAGAAAATACACAGACAAAGATGTTGATAAAATTGAAAGCCTAGAAAAAAAGGAATAAATATGGGATTTATATTAGATGCTATAATTAGACTTGACCTTCTAGGTTCTAGAGAAGACACTGGCGTTACAAACTACGAAACAATAAATAGTACAGGTTCTACTATTAAAGCAGATCTTAGTGGGTCAGAGCAAGGATATCTAGCAGCTATAGACTATGCCAATGGAGTAGGAACTATTGACATAACATTTTTTCTAGAAGGATCTGAGGACGGAGTTTCATTTGCTCAGCTACCAGACAGCGCCCAGCAAATATTAGATGCAAGTGGAAGCATCACTTGGGACGTAATTGATAGTAACGCTAACTTTGTAAGAATAGCGTGGACAGTTGTTTCTGGTACTTTAGATGTCTATGCAAGAACATCTGCAAAACGAAGACACTAATAGGATATAACTATGTCAAATCACTACATTTTCATTAATGCCACAGTGTCAGGATCATCAGATGGTAAGATAAAAGTTACTAATGGTGATACCGATAGAAGGTTTCTTGATGAAAAAATAGTTCTAGGTTCTAATAAGTTAACTAAAACAGTTTTAAATGTGGGTGGAGACGAAGATCTAGAGCTAGACGTTGATGAAACAAATATAGATCATGATTTACTTTTAAACTTTGTAGCTAATGAGCACATCAATCACACTGCAGTAGCGCTAACAGCAGGAGCTGGACTGTCTGGCGGAGGAGATATTGCCGCCTCTCGTCAATTTGACGTTGATATAGCAAATGAAACCGACAAGCCTTCACCAATTGCCACTGATGAACTGATTATATCTGACTCAGCAGATTCAAATAATATAAAAAAAGTTGACATAGGGAACATTGCAGGAGCTTTAGATCACACTGAGCTACAAAACATTGGAACAAATAGCCACGCACAAATTGACACTCACATTGCAAATGCTGACATACACAGAGAAATAAACGACGCTGGACTAGCTGCTACAGACCTTTGGTCAGCAGATAAGATAGACTCTGAGTTAGATACTAAACTAGATGACTTTAGTTCAACAAATGATAACAGACTAATCAAAACTGATGGAACTGCAGGCGACGCAGTACAAGAATCAGGAATTACTGTCGATGATTCTAACAATGTTACTGGAGTAAATGATCTAACAGTAAAGGGAGACTTAACTGTAAATGGAACAACTACTTCTGTAAATAGCACTGACCTAAGTGTAACAGATGCTAACATTACTGTAAATAATGGCGGAGATCAAGCAGCAGCTGATTCTCAAGGTGCTGGCATAACTGTCGAAATGTCAGATGCTACTGACGGATCTTTAGCTTACGACTCTACTTTAAATAGTAAATTTAAGATAGGTGAACTTGGTACTGAACAAGAAATTGTTGGTGTTAACTACACACAAACGCTTCAAAATAAAACTTTAACTTCCCCTGTTCTGAATGGAACGCTTACTGGCTCGGCAGTTTTAGATGAAGATGGATTTACATCTGACTCTAATACTGCTGTTGCCACTCAGCAGTCTATTAAGGCTTACGTCGATAACGAAATATCTTTAGTTACAGATGAGAATGTGAAAGTATCAGCAAACGATACCACTGAAAAATTCTTAGAAGATGCCTTAGTTAGTGCTAACAATAGAATATTATTGACTACACTAAATGATGGGGGAGACGAAGACGTTCAGATACAACTAATAGAAAGTAATATTGATCACGATGCTCTAGCTAACTTTGTTGCAGATGAGCATGTGGCACACTCTAGTGTAGAGATCGCAACAGGAGTTGATTCTGGACTTACTGGCGGGGGAAACATTTCTGCTACTAGAAACTTAAATGTGGATATTAACGGTACTACAGCAGAAACAAATATTGTTGACAATGATCAAATTTTATTATACGATAGTAGTGCAGGAGTCTTAAGAAAAGCCACTAGAGCTAATTTTGTAGGTGCTCCAGGTGCCAGTGCGGGGGACATAAACGAGACTAGCTTCAATGTAGCCAACAACCAAGTAGCTCCTGATGACATAACTGACTTTGTTTTTTCTAATGCTGAAGTCCGAAGCTTTAGGGCTCACGTTTCAGTATTTATAGATGCTACTAGTAACTTATACGAAGAACTTGAAATATACGGAATACAAAAAGCTGCCGGTTGGGAAATAAGTTCAGTGTCTACTGGCGACGATAGTTTAGTAAATTTTAGTATAACCTCTGCGGGTCAGTTGCAGTATACTACACCAAGTTATGCTGGATTTAGTTCAGGGGTAATAAAGTTTAGAGCTATTACAACGTCAGTTTAGATGGAATTAATATGGGTGAAAAGGATTTATCTCAATATGACCTTGGATCTGTCTTACGATCTTCTCATCAGCTAGAAAACGATTCTCTAAGAGTAACTAGCGCAAATACTTCTGTACCTCCACAATACTCTAGAGTAGCGTTAACTTATAACGGATCAGACTCAGTAACTAACGCTAAATTCTTTGAAGGAAGCCTAGCTGAAGTCAGGGAAGTTCAATTTACAGGAGATGACTCTGGTAGTTTAAATAATACATATTTTAGCCTCTACTCTGAAAATAACGAAGCTCTTTATCATGTTTGGTATAACGTATCCTCTGGAGGAACAGACCCCGCCCCTGCGAATAGCGTTGGAATAGAAATACCTATAGAAACTGATGACTCTGCTGAGATTGTGCTTCTTGCGACCAAGCTAGTTCTTCAGTACTATGAAGACTTTAAAGTTGAAAATGTATCAGAATTAAAGTTAAAAATAAGCAATGTTAGAAAAGGTTTAGCTGACGATACACAGAATTTTGGTACAAGCTTTTTAATTGAAACAGTTCAACAAGGTGACGAAAGATTAATAAAAAGTGTTGATGTTCCTTTTGATGGCAATAGCAGATACTTATACAATACGCAAGAAAAAAGATTTGAAGTAGAAAGCATTGCTTCTTTAGGTACGGTTTCTGTAGAGGTAGATGCAGCTGACGGAGATAACATTGCTATCTCTCGTCATGAAAACTTTCGAAACTTAGTATTTGAAGAAGATTATGTAGACACAGATTTTAGTACTAGTTCTTATACAGAGATACTGACCTATCTAGCAACAGAAGATCTAAAAATTAGGGGACTAAAAGTCAAAGCTGACACAATGGGAACATTCAGAGTTAAAGTAAATGGAACTATTGCTGATTACTTTAAAACGTCTAATTTTGACAGAAACTGTAGATTTTTATTTTTAGAAGATTTAAAAGTAGATACTGGCGAAACTGTCAGTGTTGAGTTTGTACCAGAAAGGATACGACTCAATAATTATAATTTTTTTTTTAGAATAGAAGCGTACATCTAGGAGGATACATGCTACTTAAATTTGACCCAACTAACCTTAATATTTACGTAATGACGGGTCCGTTAGAGGCTTACAAGCCAAATAAAGAAATTAAACAACTATATAAAGAAGCTACTGAAGTAAAGGCTAAAATTGATCAATTTGCTTTAAATACTTGGAAAACTACGAATCCAAAAGAGTTAGAAGATATTTTTAGTAAAGAAGAGCAAGAAAGAGAAAAATTTAACACTTATATTAAGGAAGAATATGTACCAAAAGTTTTAGCAATCAGGGATAAGGTTACTAAAATTAACGAGTCTCTTCAAAAGAAGAGCGATAAAAAAGGGGGATAGGATATGGACGATTTTGGATTGCTGGTAGGTAAGTACCTTTCGACGCTGCCTACGTTATCAAATGATGAAAAATCCGAACTAGTATTAGATGCTAGCGGTAGACTCATTATTTCAGGTCGATTTCTAGAAGACTCAGCTCATGCTTCAGGTGATGCAGGTCTTCAAATTTTAGCCGTTCGTAATGACGCATTGGCTTCTTTGGTTGACGCTGACGGGGACTATGCTCCCTTTCAAGTTAACGCTGACGGAGCACTTTACGTTGCTGTAAACAGCATTTCTTTAGATTCAGAGCATGCCGAAGACAGTGCCCACGTAAGTGGTGACACAGGTATTATGTCTCTTGCTGTTCGCAATGACTCTGAGACCTCTCTAGTAGACGCTGACGGGGATTATGCTCCTCTGCAAGTAGATGCTAACGGTCGTCTAAAAGTTGCGACTGTAGTGGCAGTAGAGCCTTCTGACGCTGAATTTGCTGAAGACTCTGCTCACGGATCAGGAGACACAGGTCTTCACATGTTGGCAGTTCGGCAAGACACGCTTGCTGCTTCTAATGATGCTGACGGAGACTACAGCTCGTTTAAAGTGGATGCCGACGGAGAACTCTACGTTACTGACGAGGCTGCTAGGGCAAGTCTTTCTGCAATTGAAACCGATGCTGCTGCAATTGAAGCTGAATTGCTAGATCAAGGCACAACTCTTGATAGCCTTGAAACTGAGATTCAATCTCTTTCTCATGCTGAAGACGTAGCTCATGTTTCTGGCGATGCCGGTGTAATGTCTCTTGCAGTAAGAGCTGATGCCGATGGCTCTCTTGCTGACACAGACGGAGACTATGCTCCGCTTCAAGTAAACTCAGCTGGAAGGCTCAAAGTATCTGCCGAGGTTGCTCAGGTAGGTTCAGAGGCTTATGCTGTAACTGACGCCCTTGCTGCTGCAGGAGACGGTCTTGAGACCATCACAGCCACAGCTACTCCTTGGGTAACTGTTGCTTCTGCTGCTGTTGGAGCAGGAACTACTGCCTACCTTTACGGATTTTCTTGGGCTTGTGATCAGAACGCTCAATACCGAATTGTAACTGATGACACAAGTGATGTTATCTACTACAAAACTGGTGTTAACAGCTCTGCTCAACCAGGATTTTCTGAGCATTTTTCAGAAGGTGGCAGAATTGAGATTGCAGGTGCAGCTAGTTTAGAGATTAAGCTAGAGGTAAAAAAGAGAAGTGCTACTGGCGGTGATGCTCAAGGAACGGGATCACTACACATTAGAACTATCTAAGATTAACTAAATGGGGAGGGGAGTCAATTTCCTCCCTTTTTTACGGAGAAAGTATGTTAATTAGTGAAGGAAAACTAGATTTTAATAAGTTTAAAGAAACGTACAAGTCTCTTAAATGGGTTAGAGTTCCAAGACAGCTTGGACCTAATCACTCAGATTTTTTTTATGTAGGAAGTTTAAAGGACAAAAGTCACACAATTAATATACAGGTTCGACCTTCAATGAGAATGAAAGTGTCAGAATCTTTTAAAAAATACGATAGAAACGGTAAAGAGCTAGAAACTAAAAACGAAGAAAGTCTTTTTTGGTTTGGCAGCACAGTAGAAGTTATAATTGACGACACAGTTTTAGATAAGATAAAAAAGGTAGCTACACATAAATTAGATAATGATAAACAAAAGGTTAGCTGGTAATGGTAGACTTTAAAGATTTTGACATAGAGGTCCAGGATCAAAGGGGTAACATCCCTGAACACTTTAATGGGTCTGTAACTACAGCAGGGTCTCCTGTAACTATTACTCCTACTTCAGGTAAGATAGTAGCTGCAGAAGTATTTAATCCCAATAGAGGATCTAGTGCAAATGGATTTGATGACAATCTCTTGGTTTCTTTTGATGGAGGCTCTACTTTTAGAACCGTACCAAGAGGGGGAACTCTCTCAATAGAAAGTGTTTATTTAGATGATTTTCAAATTGATGCAAATAATAACGGAACTAACTACGAAGTAATATTAACGCATGACTAGTAAAATTAAATCTACATTAATACCAATCGCAGAAGATGTTGATTTTGATAACTCAACTAACGGATTTAGTTCTGATAATGTACAAGACGCTATTGAAGAAATAGGAGCTTCAGCTAGTCCTGGGTTTAG